GGTCCTCGGGCGTGTTTCCCAACGCGGAATACCCGCCTCCAGTGTTTCCGCCCCATCGCCAGGCGCGCGGCTTCTCCTTGCTGATCACGGGATACTCGGTGGGTCGCTTGCCGTCGGCTTGTCGGATCAGGTGCATTCGGCTCTCCGGGTGGATTCGTCACGGAAGGCTAGCCGAGGCTCTACCGTTGCTGCGATGGGGTGAGGTGCGATTTCGGGCGTGTTGAGGCTTGGCATTTTGCCAACCCGCTCGCGCCTCAATGCTCGTCGTTCGGCTTGACGTAGCGTCTCCCGGCTCACGCGGAAAGTGAGCGCGAGAAGCTTGTCGCAGAGCGAGCGGCGAAGTCTGCGGACGCGAAGGATTTCGTCCTCCTCCTCGGGTGTCAGAAAGTCGGCATTCATACGTCTCGCACTCCCGCCTCCCAGTCCTCAAGCAGTAACGCGGCGACTTCAGGAGCCATTTCGATCCAAGGCTGCCAGCGCTCGGCCCAGCGGAAAAAAGCCATGCCCTCGGCAGTTCGATAGCGGGTCGCGCCGTTCATGAAAGCTCCGCATGTTTGGTCCAAAGCAAAATACGCACGCCATAAAGCTCCTCGACCTGCCGGCGTTTGAGCTTACCCAACGGGACGTCATGTCCCTTGGATTCCGCGTACAACGGCTCGCGATCGGCAATCACGATCATCCAGTCCACGCGATGCTTCGTGTTGCCGGGCAGGTCGAATGGAATCTCTCGCACGAAGTAGCGTATGTGCCCGGAGCGTTGAAGCAGTAACAACTCATCGTAGTGCGTCGCCTGAAGTTTGGACGGGAAGCGAATGTCTCCCCGCCAGGTCGGACGCGCTTGGAACTTCGATCGCGGAATGAGCGGAGTGGCAATGTCGCCTGCGATTTTCTGGCGCGCTCGGGAGACATCAGCTTCGGTCCAGCGCATCAGGCAGCCTCCAGCATCTCTCGCACTCGCCCCATAACCTCCTGAAACTCCGTCTCGCAGATCCTGCACATCACCCCACGAGGCGCGAGATACCGAGTCAGGTCGCACACAGGACAGCGATAGCCAAAGCGCATGGGTCTCTGAGAGCCGGCGAGAAAGGCATCTACGCGGGAGGAGATGGCGGAGGAGGTGCGGGTTTGCGACATCAATCGTTCCTATGATCGCGCAGCAGTTGCCTCAAGTCAGCGGGCAACTCCGCATCGTTTTCCGTCCAGCCGTTTGCGCGCAGGGCGGTGGAAAGGATTTGGCGTTCGGCATCGCAATCGTGCTTCGTGTGCAACTCCCTGGGTTCGAGTATTGCGCCGCAACGCCTACAATTTCCGTTCGCGTCTCGGATGGCGCGACGGCGTGAAGGCGCGAACGGGATGATCTGAGCGCTCATGCGGCGCAGACCTCGCGCGCGGTCATGGACAGCGCTCCGTAGTAACTCTCCCACCGTGGTTCTTTCTGAATCCCATCCCATCCCATCCCTACGCGCGCGGGCCACTTTTGAGCCATTGGGTGTCCCGATGGGTGACCCACAAGGGGAGGCATTGACTTACCCATTGCCTGTCCCACCGATCCGGACGACTTTTCTGGCCTTTGCCCATTTGGCCTCGGCCCCTTTGCGGCCGCCATCAGACTGCCTCTTGCGGTATGCGGCGTACTTTTGCCGCTCCTCCTCGAGTCTCCGATTCACGAGATTCCCGGTGCCGTCCAGGCAGTCCTCGAACTTGTCGCGTATTTCCATCCAGACCGCCCCAAATTCCTCCGCACCACACCCAACGAGTCGCGCAAGACGGACCGGATCATTGGGAAGCGGTCCCATTTCCCATTGGAAAAACAACAAGTCGGTGTAGGCCCCGCGCTCCGCGAGCGACATGTGGCGGGTCGCGGCCAAGTAATCGCGGGGGAACCACGGCATCATCGGAACTGATTTGCTCATGGCGCTCCCTTCCGGATCATTTCCATCACCGCCCTACGCCCCGCAATCGGACCAAGTTGGCGATGCACATCGTTGAAGTCGGTTCCGACATCGGGCGGCATGACCCAGGAATGCCCCGTTTCGCGTGCGATCTGCTCTCCCACTCCGGAGGCGTCATGGTCGGCGCACACAAGGGCATGCGGAAAATGGGAGGCCACGGCAAGCAGGTTATTCGCGCTGAATGTGACGATGACGCAGTGCGATCCCCAGAGCTCTGCAGCCGCAAGGTGCAGACTCACTCCCGTCGCGTAGCCCTCGCAGAGAAGCTGTCGGCGACTTTGCCGCTCCCCGAGTACGTGGATAGCCCCCCTGGCCCGAGCGCCTCTCAGGAAGCGTTTGGTGCCGTCAGGGGCGATGCGTTGAACCGTGAGCAGCGTGCGGTAATCCTCCACTGCCCGCGCGGCCACGATGAGTTCCCCCTCCGGAGACACCATGCCCCGCCATGTAGGGAGCCCTTTGGAGACGAGGTAAGGATGGGTCGCTACTTGGCAGCGCTTCACGAGTTCCTGCGCTTCGTGCGCCGCCTCATGCTGTCTCGCGCGCTGAGCGCGGGCGAACTCCCGCTCTCTTCGTTCAGCGTCACGAAGACGCCTACGCTCCTCCTCCGTGTCGATATGCGAATCATCTCGCCAAATCGCGCGAAAGTTGCTTGCCCAATCCCCGTAAATCGCGAGCGTCGGGGAGATGATTCGGCACCACCCCGAGCGGTTCGAGCGCTTTTTGCCGACTCCGGGAAATCGGAGCCAACGTCCCTCCGTGAATTCATGCGGAGGGGTCATGCCTGCCGAAATGATGGCTTCAGCGAGGCGCACTTATCGCTCCCTTCGGTGCCGGTAGGCGATTTGCAGTTGTTTCAGCTTCCCGAGTGTTGCGCTTGAGATGTGAACGTCGGGCGCGCTGTCGAATGAAAGAGATCGCGACGGTTTTTCGCCAGTGATCTCTTGAAACTTGTACCAAGCCCAGCCGGCCTTTTTCTCCGTCTTCAGGTGCAGCCGCGCATACGTGCAGAGTTGGTTCCAGAGGTCTTGCTTGTCGCTCGCCAGCACTTTCTTGCCGAGGCGAATCTCCTGCATGACTCCGGCAGCCTCTTCAATCTCGGCTTTGCTCTGTTTCTCGAATCCGCAGGCGAGACATCGGCGATTGAAGGGTTTATGTCCGCACTGCGGGCACCCCTTCGGAACGTAATCGTCCTCATCCTTGCGCACGGTGCGATCGAGCTTCTCGCCATCATCGAGCGTTCTAAATCCGTTGTGGTAGACATCCTCGAAATCGGCGAGGAATCGCACGATATTCCCGGAGAAATCGAGCAGCTTGCAGTCGGTTTTTGACGGCGCACACCGAAGCCCTCGGCCCCACATCTGGATCGCCTCCGATAGGCTCTTGCGCAACGGCCGGGCATCAATGATGCAGCCGACATCAGGGACATCAAATCCCTTGGAAAGAGCCGCTACGCTGACAAGAAGCCTGATTCTGGAATCTGGCTTCTCAAACTCGCGCACCAGCTCGGCGCGAACGTCGTCAGGGGTTTCCGATGTGTAGCATTCGGCCGTGACGCCGGCCTGATTGAACCGGCCGACGAGTTCCTTGCAATACGCGATGTCTGCTCCGAAAGCGATGGTCTTGCGGTTCTCGCCGTGAGAAATCCACTCACCGACGACATCCCCGATGATCGTCGCCTCGCGCTCTGCCGCTGCTCGCGCAGTCCATTCTCCCCCGGAGGTTGCAGCGCCAGCCATATCAGGTCGCGTGCAGCTCAGGATGTGCATCGGAACGAGGATTCCCTCCTGCGTCAGATCGTGCATGGTGGCTGCATTGACCAAGTTGGTATAGGTCTTGCCCATTCCCTTAGCGCACGGCGTCGCGGTGAGGCCGATCACGACAGCCGAGGTAGACATCGCTTTTTCTGTGGCAACCGTATGTTGCGAATGGGCCTCGTCGAGCACAATCAGATCAGCTTCCGGCCAGTATCCACGGGCCGCGATGGTCTGAATGGAGCAGATCTGGAACGGGATCGAGTTGTCGCGGCGCCAGTGATTCGCCTGCACGATGCCGTGAGGCATGCCGTAACTGTCGGCACGTGCGCTTGTCTGGTTAATGAGCGCGGTTCGATCACAGACGAAGATCGCGCGCTTTCCCTTCAGGAGCGATCCATGGAGTAGCTGCAATGCCACCATGGTCTTGCCGCCGCCCACCGGCGCGCAGAGAATCTGCCGACGATGGCCGTTTCGAGCGCCCTCTCGCAGCGATTCAATCGCGCCCGTCTGCCATGCTCGAGGAGTCGGAAAGGATGCGGCGGAATAATCAACTACCGTCGGGCACCAGTCGGCGTTGGCGTTCACGCGGCTTTCTTCTCCAGGCGCTCGAGCTTGCGTTGCAGCGCTTTGTTCTGCCTGAGAAGGGCCGCGTTCTCGTTCATGTACCGGTCACGGGCCTGTTTCGCGGCGGTGAGTTCGTCCTGAGCGAGCTTCAGTTGCTTCGCCATTTCCGCGAGCCGGTCATCCGCCTCGAGGATCTTATCCATGCGGGCCCGCCAGTCGCGCTCGGCCGCTTCAAGCGATGCGTCTTCGTTATCGTCAACTTCCGGCCGGGCAGGCTCATCGCTCGGCGCGGGCTTGCGTTGCGCTGCCTCGAGCTGCTCGGATTTCGGCCGATCGACCACAGACGCCGCCTTGGATGCTGAAACCTCGCCGGCATCGAGAGCCTTGTTGAGAGCCACCGATCCCTTCTCGTGAACCTTCTTCGCCGCGCGCACGGTGCGCTCGCTCACATTGAGCGTTTTGGCAGCGGTTTCCTGGGTCAAACCGGCAAATTTGCCGGTTTCAAGTCTCTGACCGGGCTCAAGTTTTGACAGTTTGGCAGCGATAGAGGCTCGCTGGCTTTCATTCAGATGCCGGCGATGCAAATTGACGGAAATGACGAAGGACTGCGCGCCCGCGTCATCGCCTCGAAATTCCTGAAATCTCGGTTTCTCATTCGTTTTCTGACACGCGGCGAGCCGGTTACGGCCATCGAGTACCTGTCCGCGATACGTCCAGATGGGCTCGCGGAGGCCATTTTTTTTGATGTCAGCCGCCAACTCATCGAGTGCCGAGCCTTCAAGGAGCGGAAAGATTTCGGAGTATGGATGGACCTTCATTGCTTCTTCCTTCTCTCAAACCCCTCGCACCGAAACGGCGCGAACGGCCATGCTTCAACTTGATAGCGCGCGCACCGGCCGAGCCCTGTAGACTCACCGAAGGCGAATTGGGTACACTGGAAACAGACGACGAGCGCGCCCTTTTGCAGGGCATGTTGGAAGTCTCTGAGGAATGGCATCGCCTGATCCCTGGCGCTTTGGATGGGGTCGATGGTCTCGGTGGCGCTCAACGCTCGATCCCTCGCGACCGCTCCATCTGCTCAACGAATGCTCTGGGCCGCTGTCCCAGAAGCTCGTGCATACGCATCAGCGCCAGATGCTTGCGCTCTTTCTGCGGCTCGAGTTCCACCGCAGTGCGGTAGGCTTCGATCAGCCGCTCGCGGTTCAGGACGCTTCCAGAAGCCCCAGGAGCGGCGCTTCGTACTTCCCCTGGGCAAGCATCAGTACAGGAGTCGTGAAGGCTGTAGGGCTGCGCGCAGTAGGCGCAATCGCCGGTTGGGGAGCGGAGCCAAGTCATCGTGCGAGGCCTCGCTCGTGTTCCAATCGCGCGATCTGCTCCGGCGAGCGCTGGCCGATGAGCTTTTTGAACTCCCTTTCAAGCTCCACTTTGCTCGCGCGGGTTTTCGCCCCGAGTAACGCCTGACGGGTGGCCTCGATGGCGTCCTCCAGGCGCTGATCGGCGGTGTATTGGGCGGTTTGAGGGGTCATGCTGTTGCTACCTCAAGTAGTCTCTGTCCCGTGGGCTCCCCGGCCTCGATTAGCTCCGCCTTGATTTGGGCGTACACTTCGGGATGTTGTTGATCGAACTTCGGGCAGTTCTCCCCGCGCCGCCACCGGCCGCCGCGCTTCGGGTCTCCATCGAGTGGTAGTAACCAGCCGTCACCAGCCGTCCATCGTCGAGGATCAATCCCGAAAATCGAGATTTCCTTACGCGTGATCCAGCCCGAGATTTCAAGCCGCGCTAGTATCTTCAGCGCAGAAACCTTCCAAGGTGTGAGACGTACAGGAGCGGGGACGCCCGCTGGAACGTCTGGCATGTAGTCAGGCAGCGTGCAGCGCTGCTTCGGATTCCAGTCGAACATGGCCTCTCGGTTCCATTGCCGGTCGCGAGCGAACTCGTGTGGAAGTCCACGATGATCGGTGCTGCGGGTCATGCAGTAGAAAATCTCGAGACCGAGAAAGCCGCAGATCTCGCGCAGCTCGGAATCCATACTTGGCACCAGCACGGCGCGATGATCGGGGCCGGTCTCCGACCCATACCGCGGCAGCGCCTGGGAGACCACCTTGAGATTCAACCGCAGCTTCGCCTCGATCCCGATCTGCCAGCCATCGGGATCCACAGCGAGGACATCGAAGCCGGCAGTCTCGGGATAGCAGCGGTAGCCGTCGCGAGCCGCCCAGTCGATAAAGGCGGCGCAGAGTTCGGCCTCCGTCTTGAATACCGGCTCCTGTTTCGGACGGTCGCTTCGGCTGGTAGCACCCATCAGCGAAGTCTCCAGAGGTGCGCATTGACGCTTACATACACGGCCCCACAGACCGCGGCGAAAAGAGCGAGGTAGTAAAGTGCGCGGGTGAAGCGGGAGATCATAGAAACCTCCATCCGGCATAGAACGCCGCCGCCGCGATCAGCAGCAGCAACACGATGCCGGCGAGCGCCTCATCGGGCGTGAGGTTGTGGCGACGCTGGTGCGGGAGCTTTGGCCCTAGCGCTTGGCGCTGAGCCTCAGTCTCATCGGAGAATCGAATAGAAAACCGGCCGAGAATCTCAGCCGGGATGCGCCAAATCCGCCAGCGGGTCAGGCCGGCGAAGTACGATGCCAGCGGGGTAGCGGGCAAAGGTGCGCGAGCACGGGGAAGGCGCGAAAGGGGTGAAGAAAAGCCTCCGGGAGTGGCAGCTCCACGGAGGCTTGATGCATCGCGAAGGTGAGAAGACGCGCAATGCAGCCCTGACGGAGCAGGAATCGCTCCCGCCTGAACTTGGCTGTTTAGCCCGAACTTTCCCATGAAACCCTCACCTTTCCCGGCCGGTTGCGATCAGGCCGGAATCGCCTGCCGCTCTATCCCTGCCAGGAATCAGAGCGGCGTTGGAAACTCTCTACTCGTCGTCCTCTAGCCGTCTCAACTCATCAAGTAAGGCTTTGCGGCGTGTAACTTTTGCGCGCTTCTTCGCCTGCTCGGGGGCCAGAGGCTCTACGGCGTAGCCCCATTCCCGCGCCAGAAAATTCATGACTGAGCTATCGCCGAATTCACGCGCCAACCTTCCGATGTGCAGCAGCTCATCGGGCTTCAACACCTGCGCGTGATCGGGATTCAAGGCGCCGCGTAATCTCGCGGCAGAGCTCACCGAATCCAAGGTAGGCCAGAGCCGGCCTGAGACTTTCTTAACTCCCCCTGCTGCCTGTACGGCCGCTCCGAGGGCATCCAAGATCGTGTCGTGCCAGAGTTCTGCTTGTTGCACCCGTAGACCCCCTGTTACTCGCCATTACTCGCTTTGAGTAAGCCCGTGTAGGCGGCTACGGCGAAGCTGTCGCTCCTGCGGGTAGAGGTCGGGCCGCAGCTCATGACGCGATACGCCGGTGATGGCCTCAATTTGAAGAACGCGTTCCGCTGGAGGTTTCCCTCGTGCCAACCAATTGGAAATGCTGCCCTGCGACCTCAGCCCAAGTCGGTGGGCGAGAGCGGTCTGACCGCCGACAGCAGCGCAGGCATCAAGGAGAGCTTGCTTGGACATAAGCCGGATTAACGCACAAAACGTTTATCCAGTCAACGCCTATGCCGGTAACGGAGCGCGCTACCGTCCTCTGGTGGGAAAACGATCCATTACCGAGGCGAGCGCATTTTGGGTGCGGCTGATAGAGGCATGGGGAGACAGGCAGCTCCCCGTCAGCCAAAATGGCGTCGCTGTGAAGCTCGGCATGAGTCAGGGCTCAACGCGTCGCTGGTACACAGGGGAGGGATTGCCAGAGACAGAGACGTTGATGCGCTTGGCAGAACTTGGCCATGTCACCGTTCACTGGCTTCTAACCGGTGAGTTCCCGAAAGCCCCCGTGAAGCCGGGAACAAAGCTCTATCGTTTTCTGGAGCTATGGGAAGACCTGGAAACGGATGGCCGGGATGCTGTGCTCCGGAATGCTGAAGCGGAAGCGGCTCTCCAGACGAGAACGGGCGCCTCGCAGACGCCTGCCAAAAGTTCGCGCCGCAACGCGGCATAATTCCCACCGCCAGACGCTGACCCCATCGGAGATTGACGCGCTTCTGGGCCACAAATAGCCCGGGCATCGCTGCGATTCTCATTAACGCAATACCCGTTGACACGTAACGGTCTATGCGTTAATGTCCTCCCATGCACGAGGAGGTCGCAATGTCCACGCAGCAAGATCCAGCCGCCAGCTACCGCAGGTACACCCCGCGCCAGGCTGCCCAGGCCGCTGCCCGCCACGACCGGGAAGCCCGCGAGACGATCGCCGCCTATAAGGCGAAAGTTCACGCTGAGGCGCGCCAGCAAGCCGTTGCACGGGAGCTGCTTCGCATCGAGCGCCTGGGCGTCTGTCTCATCACCGGCACCGTGGCTCCCTCCAACCGGCCGCTGACTTCCGAGGATCGCAAAGTCTGCGCCGAGTCGGTCAAGGATGCGTGGAAGTATCTCAAGCGCGTCGGTCCTGACTTCGTGACGGTGCTGTCATGAGCGAGGCCCTCGAACTCGCCCCCGGCTTCGTGATGACCCCCATCGCCGACTCGCCGGCTCGGACCGCGCCCCCGGATGAGACCGGCCGCACCTTCGGTGAGCTAAGTCCGCGCGAGCAGCTCGATCTCCTCGCCCGTCTTTCGGACCGCAGCTCCTACTGGCGGGACGTTCTCACCGAAGCGTTGGCCGAGTCCGATGGCGTGCCGACGCTCGTCAGTCTTGCGCTCGATCCTGATGCCTCCCCGGTCCGGGTCGTCAATTTCCTGCGCAAGCTGCTGAGTGAGTATGCACTTCGAGTCGCGGACGTGCGCGGGGATGAACTCACGGAGCTGGCGGAATGAACGTCGAGAAACGCTTCACCTACGAGCCGGCGTTCGTGACCTTCCGAAGCTATCTCGGCGCGGCCACTGCCATTGCCCGGCAGAAATTCGTGTGCGATCGCAAGCTGATTCGCGCCCATTGGCAAGCAACCACGTTGCCCGAGAGCGCCTTCGAGGAGTGGATCACGGAGCGTCTTTTGGAGCGCTCACCGATTGGGGGAAGCGTCCCGTGAGCGATCAACTGCCCAGGCGGCTCACTTTCGATGAGTTGTTTCCGAACGGTCGGGAAATCGGCGACGAGACACTCAATCGCAAACTGGATGAGTTGGCAGCGCTTCGTAAAGGGTATCGCGACGCCATTGCCGAGGAAATGCAATCCACTCCCGAGGCTATATGAATTCCATCGAACGCATCGAGCGGGCGACCGAGACCCCCGAGTACAAGACCTACGGCGCGATGGCCGGAGCCGCACTCGCTGGAGCCATCTTCGCGCCGAACAAGGCCGCGCAGGGTCAGGCGCTCAAGCAATACGGCGAGCTTATCGCGAAGCAGGCCGAGGTGGTGCGCCGTGGCTAACGCATCGTGGCAGCACGCGCTACAAGGCGCACTCCTGCTCTCCATCATCGTCGGCGCGCTCATCGCCTTTCGCCCGAAGAAGCGCAATCGGCGCGTGAAGCGCAAGGAATGGCCGGTTGCGGATTATTCCCATCAGTACCGCGCCAAGCGTGAATGGCTGGGCGAACGGTTTTTACTCGCGAAGCCGATCAATCGGCGCGCGTCTTAACAAGCAAGGGGTAATGTCATGAACGCAGAGTTGATTTTGCCTGACGAGCGGCCGGAGAAATCCGGCAGATCGGTGATGCCTGTCCCTGCCGATGCCGGGGCGTTGGTTGCCATCATCGCGCGCGCAGCGTCCGATCCGCATGTGGACATAGACAAGATGGAGCGGCTGCTGGCGATGCACGAACGCTTGCAGGACAACGCGCGGGCGGAAGAAGCTCGTCAGCGTCGTGAAATTTCTGAAACAGCCTTCAACGCGGCCATGGTGGCGGCGCAATCGGAAATGCGCCCCATCGCCGAAGATGCGATGAATCCACAGACTCGGAGCAAGTACGCGAGCTACGCGGCTATCGACAAGCACTTGCGCCCGATCTACACCCGCCATGGATTCGCGATGATGTTTGGAGAAACCGAAAGCCCCAAGCCAGAGCATGTGCGCGTCGTCTGCGATGTCATCCATAGCGCCGGCTTTACCAAAACCTATTACACCGACATGCCGGCCGATGGCAAGGGAGCCAAGGGTGGCGACGTGATGACCAAGACGCACGCCACCGGCTCGGCAAAGAGCTACGGGAAGCGTTATCTGGTGCGCGATATCTGGAACGTCGCGGTCGGGGAGGATGACGATGACGGCAATGGCGAGGATGGCTGCATCAACAAGGAACAGGTCGCAACGCTCGATGCTCTGCTCAAAGAGGGCGGCGCAGACATGGCGAAGGCTCTGCGTTTCATGAAGGTCAAGTCGCTAGCCGAGATTCCGGCCAAAAATTTCGAGCCCGTCCTGAAGGACATCCAAGCCGTGAACGCTGCGAAGGCGCGCGCGAGGGCTGCCAAATGATTACCATTTTCGACCAGCTAGAGCAGGGGTCGGAGGATTGGTTCCGCACCCGCATGGGGTTGCCGACGAGTTCGGAATTCCAATGCCTGCTCGCAAAAGGCCGCGGCGGGGGCGAATCCAAGGGACGCCGGACGTACTTGCTGAAGCTGGCCGGCGAGCGCATCAGCGGCGCTCCAATGGAGCACTACGCCAACGGCTATCTAGATCGCGGACACGCTATGGAGGATGAGGCTCGCGCCTGGTATGAACTGACCAACGAATGCGAAGTCAAGCGCATCGGCTTCATCCGCCATGATGGATTCCGGGCC